GGATTCGACTTACGATGTATTTCCAAACGAGACAACTGTAACTTTGAACGTTGGGTATGAGGACCCGACAGACGTTCCGGACGAGCTTTTACAGGCTTGTTTGCAAATGATTAAAGTTTGGTATTACGAAAGCGAAAAACAAGTCAATACAACGCTTATTCCGGAATCAGTGATGCAAGCTATTGATATTAACAGACGATTTTTATGATAGCTAGAGAATTATCCAGAAAAGTTGAAATATATAAAACTGAAAACGTTGAGGACGGTTTTGGCGGTTATACTATTGATGACGTTTTAATTGGGAGTTTTTGGGCAAACGTAAAACAAGCCAGTTCATTTAGAGACAACGCAAACGGAGGTTCTTATATTAAAGATAATTATTCTTTTAAGATTAGAAACAACTCAACTATTGATGTTGATAGGGATAATCTAAGTATTGTTTACAGAGGCAATAAATACGTTGTTAACAATCTTGAATATGATGACGAGTTATTCAGATTCATTAATATAACTGCAAATGGCAAAGGGATCGATTAAAGGGATTGACCAAGTTGTAAAAGAGCTTCGAGCAATTAGCAAAGACGTTGAAAAGGAAATCGATGCTGTAACTTACGACATTGCTTTACAAATTGAAGGAGATGCAAAAAGAATTGCACCAGTTAATTTTGGTAAATTAAGACAAAGCATTTATACAACAAAAATAAAAGATAGTAATTATAAGATTACAGCTAACGAAAGTTATGCTCCTTACGTTGAATTTGGGACCGGAGGATTGGTTAATGTTCCAGCAGGATGGGAGGCTTTGGCTTCTCAATTTATTGGTAAAGGAATAAAACAAATAAATATTCATGCTCAACCTTTTATGTATCCAGCCTTTACAAAAGGCAAAAAAGATTATTTGGATAACTTAAAAAAATTATTATCAAAATATAATAAAAAAATTTAGTAATTTTGACGTATGATAACAACGAATCCAGATAAATACATTAGAAAGGCAATTTTTGACCTATTGAATGATATTGTTGTATCAGGCAAAACGATTAAATGCTTTGATAGTAGGATAGCAGGAAACGCAAAAGTTGCAAACTACATCTTACTTACTAATCAAACAAAAAGTATTGAGAAAGCAAATAAATGCGAGTACCGTTGGAACTCTTCCGTATTAATAGAGATATTTACCAAGACAAGCTCTCAGGGGAATGCTGGCAGTAGGCTATTATTAAACGATATTGAGCAAGCGGTTAACGATTTATTATTACCTCAAATTTTAGTTGACAATTTTGATGTTGTTACTCAGGATTTGAGCTACAATACACAATTAGAATCAGTTACAGACACAGAAAACATTTACCGAAGTTTTTTAACTTTGGAATTAACATTAAATTAAAAAAAAATTATGGCAACACCAATCAAAGGAGAAGTTGGAATTCTTTACGTAGCAGACGGAGCATCTTACAAGCCAGTAGCTTGTTTGACTTCAAACAGTTTATCAACAGCCGTTTCGGTTATTGAATCAAACACAAAATGTAACCCTGGAGTTACAAAAATCCAAGGAGGTATCTACTCTTACACTTTAGACGCTGAAGGAGAGTACATTGACACAACTTCAGTAGGAGGAGACGATACAAAAGTATCTCACGACTTTTTAGTTGATTTACAACTTGAAAAAGCATTAGTAACTTGGAAATTAGTAACTGGAGTTACTGGAGCAACTTACTACGGTAGTGCTTTAATCTCTGACTTATCTTTGGATATGGGATCAGGAGATGACTTGGCAACTTTCTCTCTTACATTAAATGGAGACGGAGAAATTTCAACAGTTGATCCATTAGACTAAGACATATTTTAACCAAACAATCAAATCATGAATAAAGTAGTATTATTAGAAAAAGAGTTCCATTTTGGAATAGGGTTTTTAAATGAATTGTTAGACGGAACAGGTTTAAGACTTGACGAATTAGGCACACAAGCCGATGCGGTTTTAATTCCTAAAATGATGTATTATTCATTATTATACTCCTACAAAAGAAAGGCTCAGGAAGTTGATTTTACTATGTATGACGTGAATGATTGGATTGATGAAAATGGAGGAATAGGAGGCGAGTTTTGGAATGATTTTCACAAAGCCTTTAATGACTCGATGAATAAAGACGTCCCAGTTGACAATAGCAAAAAAAAAGTGAATCCAGAGAAATAGATTTTAAAGCGGATGTTATCGCTTTTGCTTGTGGCGAACTTGGAATTTTGCGTTTAAGTGATGTTTATGATATGACTTTCGCAGAGTTCCAAATTCGCCTTTTTGCGTATAAAAGAATGGAGTTAAGAGAATGGGAAAAAGTTAGACAAATAGCTTGGAGTGCATTTATAGCTCCACACCAAGACCCTAAAAAGTTACCTAAGTCAATAGACAAGTTTATGAAGTTGGGAGGTAACGAAACAAAACGAGGAGTTAGCGATGAGCAAAAAGAAAACTTCTTAAAAGCATACAAAGAATATTTAAACCAAAAGAAAAATGGCTAAATTAGAAATAGGAATTGGAGCTGACAGTTCCGGTTTTGACAAAGAGATTTTAAAAGTTGAGAAACAACTTGAAAAACTTAAAAGTCAACAAGCTGCAAACATAAAGCTCGGTATTGATACAAGTTCAATTGATAAACAAATATCAGATACAAGTTCAAAATTAAACGGGCTTAAAAATTCTTTAAATAGTTCTACAACAGCATTTGCAAATAATTCAAAAGCAACAGCAAACGGAGCGAGTACATTAACACAATTTTCTCGTATTGCTCAAGATGCACCATTTGGAATTATAGGTATTTCAAACAACTTAACTGCAACAGCTGAAAGTTTTGGATATTTAGCAAAAAGTTCTGGAGGAGCCGGAAATGCTTTAAAAGCCGTTGGAGCCTCTTTATTAGGTCCTGGCGGTCTTATATTAGCAATTTCTGTTGTTACAAGTGGGCTAACATATATGGCTCAGCAGGGATTAAGTGTTGGCGATGTATTTAACATGCTAAGCGGAAATTTTAGTGGATTTGCAAGTGAATTAAAAAAAGCATCAGAAGAGGCAACAAAGTCTGCAATTGAAGAGACTGGAGCATTAAAAGGATTGATTGCAATTGCACAATCGGAAGCTCAAAGCAAAAAAATGCGTTTGGAGGCTGTTGATCAGTTGCAAAAAATGTATCCTAATTATTTTGGCAATTTGTCAAAAGAGGAAATCATGTATAGCGATTTAACTGGAGTTATCAATGACGTTACAAAGGCTTTAATAAACAAATCAATTGCTGAAAAATTATCAGCAGCAGCAGCCGAGCCAACAATGAAATTATGGGAGGCAAATGCAAGGTTAATAAAACAAAGAGACGAAGCCGCAAAAGCTGAGGCTGCTTATCAAAAAGCTGCTAGCAATCCAGCAGCTGCTCAATCAATGCAATTTTATGCATCGGCTTCACAAAGAGCAACTCAAAGATTACAAGAAACAAGAAATGAGGTTATTGCTTTAAATAAAGAAGTAGCCAGTTATGAAAGAGGAATTAAAATGGCGTCCGAAGCTGGAGCCAAAGTAATTCTTAAACCAGGTGCAAGTGCTAAGCCAGCAAAAAAACAAAAAGAATGGTCCGAAAGAAATGTTGGTGCTATGCCATTGCCAACAGCCGCTGGATTAGTTGGATTAAATGATAAAGAGTTTCAACTTGCAAAAGACAGAATAGGAAGAGACGGAGAGTTAATTAAAACTTACGGAAAAGCTGGAGAGTTTGTTGCTGCTAATTTAAAAGTTGGAAAACAAGCAATAAGTACCGAAACAATAGAAATGTTAACGGCTCTTTATGATTTTAACGAGCAAGCTAATAATATAATTTATAACGGAATTGGAAACACATTTGCAGGATTAGGAAATGCAATTGGAGATGCTTTAGCAACTGGAGGAAATGTTTTAAAGGCTGCCGGAAGTGCTTTATTAAGTGGAATGGGAGCTATTTTAGTTCAATTAGGAGAGCTTGCAATTAAAACTGGACTTGGAATTTTAGCTGTTAAAAAATCATTACAAACTTTAAACCCTTACATTGCAATCGCTGCTGGAGTTGGGTTAGTTGCTTTGGGATCAGCATTTAGTTCAAAAGCTAACTCAATAGGTGGCTCAATGGGAAGTTCTGGCGGAGCAAGTTCTGGAGCCGTAAGTCAAAGAGGATCAATGTCAACTGGAGCGGATATACAAACTCCAACAAGCTCAGTATCACAAGGAGGAACTTTTAACAATAGCGGAACGGTTGTTTTTGAAATATCAGGACAGAAATTGATTGGAGTTTTGAGCAATACATTAGGAGCAAATAAAAGATTAGGCGGATCATTAGCAATAGGATAATATGGCTTTAAGAAAAATTTTAATAGATTTTACAGCAAACCCAACTTTGGGAAATGCTCT